GGGAAAATCAGTCAAACTGATTTCTTAAAATAAGCCAGACAAACTGGCTTAATTTTAATTAATCAGCTTGTTTTGTAAGCCCTGGCTCGGCTTGTAAATAAACCTCTTCAAATTGTTCTTTTAACCATGGTACTTCCATTTCTGGAACGAACCATTTGTTAGTTAACAAATCTTGAATAGATTGTTCAATTGGTATTGTAATATGAAAAACTTCACAAAATTTTTCATACTTCTTGGGATCATGAATTGACAGCTCTCTCCGAGCTTGATCTAATACATCTCTCTCCCAAGTTGGAGAGTTTGAATCAGTAAAACACAACATACGTGCAATACTCATTTCTTCTAATTGTCCCATAATTATTCCAGTCTGTGGGACAAAGACTGGAGTTCTTTTCAGGAATGTGGTATTAATCAATTCCTTCCATTCTAATTGTGTTTGGTTTTTATCTGCTGGAGTAATCGGCATACAAATAAATTCCGAATATGACATAATCGATTTATGAGTACAAAACGATATTGCTAACTCAGAAGCCAATTTTGTATTATCATCTCCATAATTCAGCAATTTTATATGATCATAAAAGTTAATTTCCTTAGCATAATGTCGAACAAAACTAGGACTTGTAGGTTCTCGTCCAGTTTTGTAAATACAATAACACCAATAGAATTCAACAATTTCAGAAACTTCTTCGCCTAAACAATTTAAAATAGAAGTTAAAAGTTGTCCACTTGCATTTCCTTTTTTCATCAAAAAAACACATCCGTTGATTATCACTATGTATTGGGAAACACTTTGCAATAATAAACGTACTCTGTTCAACTCTTTAGGATGAGCTTTAAAATAAGGAATTCTTTTAAATATCTCATAAATTATAATGCAAGCATAACGTACTAACAACAATCTTTTGTCAAACTTCTTATAATCCCTATCCAACCATCTCTTGGCACTGGAGGCAAAATCTAAAAATTGTTCATAAGTAGCAGTAGGATTAAATTCCTTAAAC